TGCGCTAATATCGATTATAGTAAATGTAGAATAGTCCTGTCCTCTTCCTTTAGATACATCAACTGTCATGATATATTCGTGATTTTTTTCTGGTTTATAATAGACTAGAACATCGCCACCCTCTAAAATTTGTATAGGGTTTCTAGCTCGCAACCCTAGAAGAGTTTCTGGGTTAATTAGAGTATCGCCTGTTCCAAAAAAGGTATTACCAAACTCTTGATCGAATTGAAGTTGGCTTGTATTATTGATTGTCTCTTCTTTCCAAGCCTCATTTCGGCCTGGAACATCCCACCAGTCTACCCGGAAGGATTTAAATTCGTTTGTTCCTTGTTGCGCACCTTCCCAGATTTTGTGGTATATGTTTCCGATGCCGTTTGCGGTTGAGGTGATGATGACTTTGGTGTCGATGCCTGACGATACAACAGGATAGGTGGAAGTGTAGAATTCAGCTGCTCGCTCAACAAAAGCAAACTCATCGAGATAGAGCAGATTGACAGACATACCACGAATAGAAGACCCGCTAGTGGAAGCAGCAATAATCCTACTATTATTAGAGAACTCAATAGAACCTTTATTAAGAGTTTTACAACCAGGTTGTAAAAAGAAAGGAAGGTTTTCCAACATAAGTGTAACACGTCCGAGCATTTCTCGCGAAGTGGAACCTTTGTTAGCCAGAACAGCAATGGTTTTCTCGGGATGAAAGATTGCGTACCAAAGAAGGTATGCGACTGACGAGATTGATTTACCAGACTGTCGGCAAGCAAGTACAATATTAAAACGATTATCGTTAAAATATTCGAACATCCTTCTTTGATAAGGGTAAAGCTCGAATGGAACAAGGCCACGATCCAATGAAATAATTTTAACATAGTGCTCAGCAAAATATGCGGGAGCTTGCATACATTTTTTATATTCAAGAATTTCTTCCTTTGTCCACTCTTGGATTACTCCGTCTTTTTTTACGAGATGATTATACTGATAAGTATTTTTATCCGTCATTTTCAACTGGTACGACATTTTCAATCACCTTTGCATTATCTATTAGGAGCCTCTGAAGCTCTGTTGTACTTCCTAAAAACAAATTATTGTTTGTAATTTGTTTTTGTGGGTTATTTTCTTTAACAATATCTTTATGTTTTTTATTAAGTTCCATTAACTTGTCAGTTACATCAGCTATATTTTTCATTAAGCCCGACAGTACTTCAAATGCACGTGGGTGCTCAGACTCTCTAGCGACTTGAATCATTAACTCTAAAGATTCTTTGCCACCATCAATCAATTCCAAATATGTGTCTCTAGAAGTTTCATAATCACTTTGTACATTGTCATCCATTGGGATATCCTTTAAAACAATTCTACTGTTGCAGCTCTCGCCCGTACTATACTAACTTTAGTATCTTTATTAGAGTTTGATGCTGCGTAAGCCACTTGAGCTTCGGCAGCACTATTGGCCTGTACTACACGAATAGTAAGTTCTGCAGATTTAATATCTTGTTGTGGAGGATCATTTTCACTATTTCTGTTTGCTGTAGCCGTAACACCAAAAGCTCTTCCATCCACAACATTTAATTCAAGCCAAACGCCGGTCGATCCGTTAATACTATAATTTATATCTGTACTACCAGAAGTAGTAACATTAATCCAATAGCCACTACCATCTCCGGTATTACCAGTAGCCCAAGTTCCACCTACCGGTAAAGTATAATCATTAAACAACTGGCCTTCGCTGTAGTTCAATGTTCTATAACTACCATCAGGATAAAATCTCATAGCAGCAGTTGCGCTCGCCGAGTTACCTGGATTGCTTCCATAACTATTTACTGCATACGGATGCACACCAGCCGTACCACCATTTAGATCTAGTGGAAGTGTTGTTCCAGCAATTAGACTTAGATCTACTGTAGCTCCTGTATTGGTATTGGTTATAGTAATCTGTTCAGTAGCAATTGGGCTAGTGTCATTGAAATTAACATACAACCCATATTCAAAAACCCCATCGTTAAGTGAAGTGTTTGATGTACTGAGAACCGTCAGTTGACCATTTCCATTACCGGTATCATAAGTAATACCGCCAGCGGCAGTTTCTATGGGTTCTGAGTTTAGAACAGTAGTGAAAAGAAAATAATCCCACGTTTCCTTGGGTGCAATATAAAAACTTTTGGTCTCTGCCTCAACAACAGGTGATGTACCATCAAAGGTTATAGAATTAGCATCCCAGCTTATAACACGTCTTCCATTAAATTCATGTGCAATATTGTTTTCAACTTCCATATATAGTGTCAGTTCATCACCGACTACATAACCTAAAGCAGCAAATGTTGTTGTGGGACTTGGACTGACAGATGACATCGTAGTGTTATTAGCTTGAATCGTACCTGTACCAGAATACATACTAGTCGGTCTTATCCAGTACTTTGTCTGATCAGCAATATTAGATCCAGTCCAAGTAAAAACAGTAGAGTTTCCTTCGTCAAATACATCTGGACTAGCAGTAAATGATACTGCTGTAACACCGGCATCTGTTAAAGTAAACGCTTGGGTGAATACTGTGCCAGCAGGAGATCCCGAATTATAATCACCACGAGTAACGTGTAAAGTTCCAGCCCGATCAGCTTCTAAAATCTGATCATCACCATTGGTTACAAACTGAACATTTCTTAGTATGCTTTGATCACTAGATTGGAAAGACTCGGTTTTTTGTGTTGTAGTATATTCTGTAGCAGCAGCACCAGACAATTCAAAATATAAAATATCTGACCCGTCAGCAATAGCGTTCGCAATATCAGTAGGAGTGACGCTAACGCTATAAATATCTGCCTCAGTTGTAAATGTGGGTGCGGTAATTGTGTATTGCGCTTGAGATGTATCAGTCACATCAAACGTGAATTCACTTATTGCAGATAATGAACCGTCAATTTCTTGAGCAAAAACAAACTTGAAAGTTTCAGTCCCTTCAGAAATTACGTCTTGAGTAGCATAAAACTCTAACGCACCTGCACTAGAAGTGATCGTCACTATTGCAGGATTTGCTAGTGTAGGATAGTTAATGTTTTCGGCAACTTGATTAGTATCATCCCACACAAATTCTGTTGCACCATAATACCCTGAAACACTCTGAAGATAGAACGAATAATCTCCGTCAGCCAAGCCAGTTGCAGCTATTTCGAACCGATAAGCGCTAGCACCGGAAACAGTTTCGTCAATAGTACTAACAGTTGCATTATCACTAAGTCTTCTTAGTGTAATATTTATGGGGGTTGCTAGTATAGTTCTTGAGAGCGGATTAATAGTAAGTTCTGTTCCTCCGGATACCGCATCAAAAAGATGTACTTCGTAATATTCTGGATCTTCAACCCCGTCTGCGGAATTATAAGTATATTCTGGACTAAGACCGATGTTATTGCTAATAGTAATTTGTTGCCTACTACCCGCTTGAGGCATTGCGATTGTCCAATCACCGCCAATGGTTGGATCAGCATCGTCTGGAGGGATGCCGTTGATATAAAACCATACATCAGTGCCATCAGGTATGTTAGCACCAGTAACTTGATATGTGACAGGGGAGCCTTCTATTCCAGGTGTTATAGAAGCCCCTAGCACATATGTTGCAGGAAGGTCGAGTATATTAAAGTTTCCAGATGTTTGGATTACTGCTGTTGTAATATTAGGGTCCGTAACTGTAAATGTTCCTGAAGTTGAACCCGAGTATGTATCAGTAGCACTTACTGGAATACTAACTGTAGTAAACACTCCGGCAACAGTAAATGATCCTACAGTATCTGTTATTCTAGGTGAAGTTTCAGTAGTAATATCTCCAGAAATTACATAATTCAATTGTTTTCCGATATTATATGAACCAGTCACTACCGAGATATTTAAATTATTTCCTTCTACAAGATCAGCAATAGGTTGAACACTCAAAACTGGTGTCGTAGGTAAGATAGAAAACAGGTCGCCGCCTACTACTACGCCATTAGTATTTGCTATTGTTATGTAACCTATTTCACCGGCTACTGATTCTGTAGGTGGTATTAAGCCATCTACTCTTGGGTCTAACGTAAAAGATCCCATGCCATCTGTAAGAGTAAATTCTGTACCTATACCCGCAGAGTCTGGCAATCCTACAAAAGTTGCTCCGTCTTGCCACTTAGAATATGGATTGGGGTTTTGATACCAAGTATAGAAGTCAGAATCCCTAAATGTGTTATCAGATTGAAGCGGGTCGAAGTACCATTTAAGGTTAGTGTTGCCGTTATTAGGAATATAGTTGCCGGTTACTAACACTTCGTATGTGTTGCCTTCCTGAAGTATGTTACTCGCAACTTGAAAATTTAGGTTATATGCTTCTTCAACATTAAGCAATTCATACTTGGCACTATCTAAATATTCTCCAGCTTGTGTTTCAAGCCTTATAGAGAACCATTCATTAAGCTCTAAAGGATTTGTGGATTTATCAATAACAGTTTGTATAGGGATTGCTCCAACTGAATTGAATATATCAATGTATTGCGGGTTGTTGGAATCGGGCAAACCTAACGCGTTGCTATAAGAATTGACTCCAAAATCAGAGTCTGTCGTATTACCATGTGTGCCATACCAATAAACTCCGTCTAAGCCTGTAGTAAATCCGTTGTTAATATTGCTACCGGTAACTATAATATTAAATGCTGTCCCGCCAGTCTCTTCTTCCGAACCACTTAACTCGCCGTAAGCAGATGCTGTACTACCAAGTGAGTAAGAAGGACTAGGATCTAATTCGGATATGTATTCTGTAAGTGTTAAATCAGGACTTGTAATGTCAGTTAA